GATTAATAACATTCTACCACATGAAACAAAGTTTGTCAATTACAATTATGTTACATTTATATTACAATTGTGTTACATTGTTTCACGGGAAACATTATTGAACAGTATTTTTTTCAATTCCTTTTAATAAATAACCTATATTATTAATTTTTCCGTAATGTGTTAAATATAAATCAATATTTTTAATAGTAACACTTGAAACAGAAGAAGGTTTGAAAATCTTTATTTTAATAAATTTTACTGTTTCTGTTTTTGTATGGTCAATAATTGCCCAGTAAGTGTTTCTGTTATAAGACTGATTTAAATAACCGTTTGAACTCCATGCAATCGTAGGGCTATTTTTTAGTAAATTTGGATTTGTAGTTAATCTTGTTCCGTTACTGTCAAAAGCTTCAATTTTAAATACAATATTTTTTTCTGTTGTATTCAAAAATATATTAAAGTCTGTTTCTAAATCTTCAATTGCAATTAAATCACTTTCATATAAGTTAGTTGCATTTGTGTTGTAAATTATTCCTTCATTGTCATTATTATAAATTGATGGTTTATTAAATTTATTTAGTGATAAAGCCAAAAACTCTTTTAAATCTTCATTTATAATTACTTTATTATTTCCAGAATTATCTGTTACATTTAAAGAACTGAAATTTTTAGGTAATAATGAATTTTGTAATGTTCTTGCATAATTTGAAACAATTATATTTTGAAAAGTGTCTGGACCAAATGTGATTGAAGTATTTTCACCTTCAAGCCTTGCGTCAATTAATCTGTTTCCATGACCTTTATTAATAACAATTTCTGTATTTTCGCACATAGGTTTTAAGAATAAATTATCTTGATGAGGGTAAGTTCCGTCAATAGATATTCCTAAAAATCTTCCACCAATAAATAAATTTTCATTAATCCATTTTGTACCAGAACCATCGTCCCATAGTTCTAAATATCTAACAAACCCAAAATAAAATTTTGTATAACCTATAAATCCGTGATTTTCTGTATTATCAGCAACCAATCTTAATTTATAAGCATTTTGAATAGTAACATCTGCAGAATTTAATCCTTTCATTAAAATTGTACCGTGGATAAACTTTATTAATAAATATATTTACAGCATTGCCACTATTTACATTTTCAAAAACATTTAAAATCGTATTTTCATTTATCATTTTTATATGACCTAAGATTTTTATAAATTTTATATCATTCAATGTAAATGTATCACATAAATATGTTTTATTTGGAACAAAAAATTCTAAATTATTATTTTCTGCATAATTAGAAGCCGTTTGAAAAGCAATTGTGTCATCAGTTTCGTTATCACCTTTTGCGCCAAATTGTAAAACATTCGCAATATCTGTAACAAGTTCAGCCACAAGCGAATTATCATTTGAAAGTGCAATTAAATTCATATTGTTTACAATGTCCTCATTTGTAACTGTTTTAATTTTATAAAACGCACCGCCACCGTCATTTTTTGCATAAAATCCATAAGTTTTAGCAAAGCTTCCATTTACTAAATTAGTTGCATTTTTCATATCGTTTACAGTATCATAGCAAAGTAAACCTTGTAATTCAATATATTGTGCAATAATTTTAGCAAGTTCACCACTTTGCGCCATGTCATCTAATTTATTATTGATTTCAGCTTGAATATCTAAATCGTCAAAATAATTATCAACATAATTTTTTAATTCAATAAATAAATTTTGTAATTCTGCCAATGCTTCTGCATTGTTATTAATAGCAGGGTAAACGGTAGTTTCTAAATAATGACCAATTGCAAGAATTTGTTCTTCATAAGTCATTGAAATTTTGTAGCTTGTAGGTAGCATTCCAATTGTTAAACAAAATTTATTAATAATATTTTGAACCCTTTTAGGTTTTATCATTTCTAAATTTTCCATAATTTTTAAATCTCCTTTCATTTTAATAAATTGCCATAAATAATTTACCAAGTTCATTTATGATTTCTTCATCAATTGCGACAATAATTTCTCGATATTCTTTCACTAAACGTTGATTTGTTATAATTACACCGTTGTCGCCTTCTTCATGTCTAGTAAATTTTTCAATTGTATTTGATGAACTTTGTGTATTTGTTTCATCATTTATTTGTGTTTCTGTGTCACTTTGATTTGTTTGACTTGCGTAAATTCCGCTGTCAAGTTGTTGTTTTGTGATACGTGTTTCAGGTGTATTATTCAAAATATTGTAACCACTTGAATTATTTGATGAATTTGAATTTGAATTTCCTTGATTTGAACCTTCAATTTCGCGTGTATATGTTTCAGTAAAATCAACGTTTGAAAGTGGGTCGTATTCTAAAAAGTTAGAATAAATTTTTGGAAGCTCTCTTTCCATTATTTCTTGCATAGTGACTTTTGCGTAATGTTTGAAAAGTGCGGGTGTTTCAAGTCCTATTTCACGCATAAAATAATGGTCTACAATTTTTTGTGCTAAACGGTCTTTTGACCAAACACCAAATTTTTCAATTTGCTCAATTTGTAAAGGTGTTAAATAATGAGAAAGTTCATAATCTTTAAACCAATTTTCGATTTCTTCACGTCCGTAAATTTCGCAAAGTTTTCTAAGTTCTACTGTATAACTTGCCATTATTCAACCACCTCTTTTCCTTTTATTTTACCGTCAATTTCATCAAGTGTTTTATAATCATTTACAATACTTTGTGCATTTTTAATAATATTGTGTAAATCACTTCTTACACGAACAGAAATTTCTTTGTCTGTTCCTTTTAAACCAAATTTTTCATTGAATTGTCTACATGCTTCTTGACGTGGTGCAAGATAACTTTGTAAATTTAAGTTTATAAGTTCGTTATTTGAATTTGCTTCATCTGTAATTAAACGTTCTTTCTTATCTACCATTATATTATTAATACCCAAAAAGGTCAATGCTTCATTCCATATTTCCTTTTTATAATCAATAATTTTATCAGCGATAAAAGGTGCGTCAGTTTTAATTGAACGTAAGCTATCCGGATTTAAGTTTTTCTTATCACCAAAAATAAAAGGTTTATTTCCGTCATATTGCATATACATATTTTCCATTGTAAGACGTTGCGTTTCGTCTACCAATAAAAGAACGGGTGTTTTTTGTGCTTTTATGTTGACGTCAGCGGTTCTTTCAGCTTCATATAAACGTAATGCGAAAAGTTCCATGCTTCCACATGTTGGTGTTCTTTCCCAATTATTTTGAACAAGAATACATTCGTAAAATTCCCTTGCTTCTTTTTGTGCGTCTGTAAGTCCTGAAATTAAGCCTGTGTATAATTTTCTATTTGATGAATAATTAAATGAATAACAATGTAAATTTACTGGAAGTCCATAGATATTTAAGTCACCATTATTGCAACAATTTGTATTAATGAAACCGTAATTTTTATCTTTTAAAAGTGAAGCTTGTCCGTTATAATATAAACATTTTTCAAGCCACATTGCATTCATAGAAGAAGGCAAATTTACCCATTCAAAAACAGAAAGCGCAACTTTTTTAAAACGTTCTAAATAATCAATAAATGTTGCGTCATTTACAAGTAAATTATCAACGAATTGATAATTATGTTGCATAAATTTTTTACGTTTTCCCATTTTCTTTTTTCTCCCTTCTAGATAATATTATTTGTTTGTGAATAGTCTAAAAATGTGTTTGGATTGTGCCATAATGTCACACCGTCGTCAAACATATCTTTTATTTCCTGTAAATCCATTTGAGGAATATTCCCTGTAAAATTGCATTCAATTGTTTTTACAAAATTCCAATTTAAACGTCCTGTAATATTTGGAACTTTTAATTCGTTTGTTTTATACCCATACATTGAAAAATAGTCATCAATAATTTTTGCGTATTCGTCACGAATTGAAGTGTAATACCCTGTAAAACCTGCTTTTTCATTTGAGAAATTTATATCACCTGCATTTAAATTTCCTTTTGATTGCATAGGAACAATGTCAGCTTGATAAATTGAATTTACAACTGAACCAATTGATGAAACACTACTTAGTGCATTTTTTGGATTTAAAGCAATATCGCCTATTGTTTCACCTACATTTAAGCCAATATTTATTGCGTTTTGTGTAAGCCAATTTACGTAAGGGTCACTATTCCATGGACAAATTGGTAATTTTCCTGCCATAATTCCTGAATTATAATCAACATTGATATTTTTATGTGAAAGAGGAACAAGTTTCATTGAAATTCCGGGTGTAATTGCGCCATATAATGCAAAACTCATTTCATTGTTGTCAAAATCTTCAAATTTGAATGGAATTGTCGTTCCACTATTATTTGTGATATTTACAAAATTAAACGGGTACGTGAAAAGCTTATTATTTTTTGGAACATAATTTTTTCCCACATGGTTTTGAAGTGAAAATTCCATTCCGCCTAGCACTTCACTTCCGGAACTTTCATCAATATAGATTACTTGACATGTTCCAATAGACGCAATCGTCCATGTTGCGAAAGTTGCCAATGCTTCCACAATAAAATTTTTTGGTAACATAAATAAAGTGTAAATTGCTTCGCCTTTTCCTTGAAAATCATACATTTTTATTGCTGTTTGACAATCTTGAGGGGTATTAAAAGCTAAATAGTAAAGACCTCCAAAAACACCATTGTAAATACGATTTTTATTATTTGGTGGAATGCTTTCATCAGGTAATTCACTAACACCCATGCAGATATAATAATTATCTAAATCATTTAGACTATCAATTTCAACAGGATTTGCCGAATTTATATATTCACCAACGTTTAATGCTTCATCAACTATATTTGAACCAATCGTGTCATTGTTTGTATGTTCTCTTTCTACAAAACATTTACGATAAATTAAATCAAATTGCCATGTTTGGAACACGTCTGTTTTTATTTCAATAAATGTTGTTCCGTTATTTTCATACGTCATATTTGTAATGTAAGCATAAAACCATTTATTTGAATAATTTTCATTTTGATACATACAATAATTAAATTGTAATAATTCATCAATATGACCTGAAAAACGAATAATATTGTCTTTTCTTTGATAAGGACATTCATCAATTTCAATAGAAGGTAAAGAATTAAAATAATTATATTGTGCGGTTGCATTTGAAAATGTCAATTGATTTTTATTATTCATTTGAAGTGGAACTTTTAAAAGTTTTACATTTGATTGAGGTGTAATTGCCATTTTTTCTTTTTTCCTTTCTATAAAAATAAGGGAAGGAAGCTTTTAAATTTCCTTCCCTTTTAGGGGTGAATAAGTTTTATTCTCCTGCTTCAACTGTAACTGTAACAGTTCCTGTTACATTTCCACTTGTTGCAGTAATTACAGAAGTTCCAGCTTTTACACCTGTAACTTCAACTGTTTTATTATCTACTTTTCTAACAGTAGCATTTGCAGTTGTTCCGGAAGTAAAAGTTATTTCACTAGTTGTTTGAGCAGGGGTTGTTGCTAATTTTAAAAGTATTTTTCCACCAACGGCAACTTTTGGTGCAGTTTCTTCAAAACTCATTTCTGTTACTGGAACAGAAGGAAGTGCAGTTGCAAAAACAACTCCATTACTGAATAATGAATAACTATACATTCTAACAACATTTAAATAATATTGCCATGTTCTATTATTTGCATTATAGAATTCGTCCATTGTTGTTTCTTGTTCTTTAATTCTAAACCAAGACTTGTCAGCTATCATTCCAACGATATTTGAACCGTCATAAATTAGATTTCCTTCATTGTCATATTCATTAAAGTCATTTACATAAATAATATTTCCAAGAAGAATGCTTCTGTCAATATTAAATGTTTGTGCCAAAACATTAACGTCTAAATAAGCACCAATATCATTACGAACCAAGAAAACAATATCTTCTGGATTTGACCATGTTAAAATATCTCTACCATAGCCACCAACTTGACGCCAAGCATTAAAGTTTGGTGTAGGTGTTTGCATATTTAAGAACATTGTTCTTGCTTTTGTAATAAATTCTTTTGCAAGTGCTTCTGTGTTTGGATTTGAAATAACTTCAACACGAACTTGATTTGAAGCATAAGCAGAAGAAACAAGACCTTTTGTCATATTATATTGGTCAATATAAGCGCCATTGTACAAGCTTTGTGTTAAACCGTCAATGAAGTTCTCTAAAGTAGACCATGAAACAAATGCGTCTTTTAATTTTGCTCTAGTGATAGTTACACAATATTGTAAATCACTATTTAAGTGATGATATTGAACTTTTACGTCCGCCTCATACTTAGCAAGCAATCCGTGCGAAGTCATCAACATTAAATCTTCTACCACGTGCAGGATTGATAAAGATTTCTTGACCAATAGAACCTAAAGGAATTCTATCACCTTCAAGAACTCTTAAAGGGTTGTTGAATAGTTTTATATCAACTTGTGTGTAAACTATTCTTTGAACTAAAACATTCATGAATTCATTCATGACATTTGGGTTATCAAGAATTGGGCTTGCGAAACTTCCAATGTCAGTAGTTGGAAGAATTTCAGGCACATATCTATGATATAAAGTATTGTTGTCAATACTTGTTTCCCTTATGGAATTAAGGGAAGTCCTTAAACCTTCTGGAATAGCCATTTTAAAATCTCCTTTCTTTGTTTCAAATGAAACATTTATTCTTAATACACTCTATCACAAAAATTTGTTTTTGTCAATTATCTTTTAAAATTTCCTTTTTCGTCAAAAACACTTCTATAATCAAACGGTTTTTTTGGTTCTTCATTTTTTGGTTCATTTGTATTAATTAAAGAACTATCATCACCCATTGCAACTTGCTGTAAAAGATTTCCGTTTGTTGTAATTAAGGCTTCTTTATCTTGTTTCAATTTTGCAATCTGTTCATCACGTTGTTTTAAATCTGCGTTCATTGTTCCGTTGTCTGTGATTAATTTTCCAAGGTCATCAGCAATTAAACTTGTATTTTCTTTTCCAAGTTTATCTTGAATTGATTTTGTAACTTTTTCAAATTCTTTTTCCGTCATTTTTTATTTTCTCCTTTCTTTATTTTATTATTCTTCTTTTTCTTAATTTTTCAGCATATAAAACCCATTTAAAATTTTTCTTTACTATTATTGTTGGTGGTGTTGGCGGAACTGGTGTTCCGTCATAAATCCACCATGTACCCTCTACATTGTCAATTCCCATAAATGCTGTTGGGTCTAAATAATCACTTTTTGTATAAGACCAATGCCAAACATTTCCCCACCTATTTAAATCTTGCATTTCAACATGAAGGTGAATTCCTGTCGAACTTCCTGTCGTTCCTTCATCTCCTACTTTTTGACCTTTTACAACTGTGTCACCAACTGAAACGTCTGGCGCTTGTGCCAAGTGCATATACAAAGTGGCATAACCATAATATGGTGATTGTGGGTTATTGTCTTTTATTACAATCCAATTACCCTGCGAATTATCATAGCCAATAGAATGAACAATTCCGTCAAGCATTGAATAAACAGGTTTTGAACCACTTGTCGCAATATCTAAACCCCTGTGAATTTGTAATTCACCTGTTACTGGATTAATTCTTTCAGTCCACCATTTTGAAGTAATTAAAAATCTATCATTAATAAAAGGCGCAATATGTCGAACTTGATTATCAGCCATTTTTCAATTCTCCTATTTAATATAAATTTCACCATGATAATATGCACATACAAAACCCGAAGGAATACGAAGCCAAATTTCATCATTAGTCAAATAAAAATCCATACAAGTTACAATCGTTTTAGGTTTTAAAACTGCGGTTGTTTGTTTATACGCATGCGCTTTTCCGTCTACTGTAAGTTCATTATAATTTTTTATTCTATAATTTGTTCCCGCACCTGCTCTTACATGTAAATCAACTTGAATAGTATAATTTCTACCAATTGAATATTTTGGTAAGTTTTCAACAGGTTTTTCCACACTATCATATTTTGTAAGGTTATTTTCCTTTATTATTGCCATAATTGTATTAATATAAGTTGGACTTGTAGCATATCCACCATTTTTTATTGCAGTAATACATTCAAGTGGTGATTTTGAATGTATTGCATTTGCATATCTTGAAAGATTGCAAATAAGGTCAAAATAATCTCTTATACTTTCAGCAAGACTGTCATAAGCTCGAAAACAAGCTGTAATATTTGTGTAAGTTTTTCCGTCATAACACTCTTGTGTTCTTGCGTTGTAAACTTTTCCTTTCCAGTTTGAAGTTGCTTTTATACCAAAAATTGCATTTGCTTTCATCATTATTGTGCTTTGTCCCCACCCGCTTTCACATATTGCCTGTGCAATAACAACTGATGAAAACAAAGGATTTCCTCTTTTGTTATTTTCTGCTTGAACAATTGGTGCAATAGTAGGAATAAATTCGCTTTTTTTCATAATTTATTCACCTTCCTTTTTTATTTTCTTTTATTTCTCCTGTAAATTCTTTCATTATGTGTTCAAGATAATCTTGAAGTTTTTTAGGAATAGGAAGCTTACAAAGTATCATATTTTTAAAAATTGATAAAATTTCAAAAACAACAAATAATAAATTAAAAACAGTTGAAATTCCAACTTGTCCAAATTTTAAAGTTGTTTTTATACTTTCAGGAATAAAACCTATTAAATCAAAATTGATTATACTATCAATTAAAAGTAAAAATACAATAACAATAAGCATTCCAAATTTTCTAATCATTCCGTCTATACCTATACATGAATTGACTTGCTTTTCTTTTATTGCTCTTAAAATTCCTAAAATTAAATCTAAAATGATGACAATGATTAAAATTTTAATTCCGTCACCTGTAAGCAATGAAATAAATTTTTCCATTTGTTTTTCTCCCTTCATATAATATTATAAACTTTTTATTCAATTTCATTATAGCATTATTTTTTAAAGTTTACAATATTATGAATTGTCTTTTCTTCTTTTATTGTGAATTCTGTTTCAACTAAAATAACACCACCGTTTTACATGCTTAAATGTTAGTTTTCCACCACACGAAAAGCCAGTTTTAAATTTTTCCCATTCAACAAAATCATAACAAGATTTCGGCATTCCTGCACATGTAATATTGATTTCGCCTTCAATTTCTTCTAAATAACATTTTTGACGAACAAATTTTGCCTTTGTAAAATTTCCTTCATGCTTCCATGCACCTAAACGAACAGGGTCAATATCACAAAACTGTTTTAATTCTTCAATAGGAAGTAAACAATGAATGCTGTCTGTATCACTATAAATATACATGTCTTTTCCATATTTTTGAATTGAATAATCTTTAATAGCTTGACTTGTTCTAATTGTCTTTTCTCTTGCATAAGCTGTTATGAATGTGCCAATTGGTAAATAAATTCCGTCTTTTTGTTCTTTTTCTGTTAATGAATAGTGAATAATTTCATCATCACCGTAGATATGGAATTTTGCTTTGAACGTCAAGACTTGTTGCAAATTTTCCATATAATGCGTTAAGCATTAATTTTGCAAGTGTTCTTTGTCCTTTATTTCCTGAAAGTGTTGCTTCATTTTTTCTCGTAATCCACTTGTCAATGTAATCTTTAAAAATTCCTTGAATTCCTTTAAACTTCCACCCACACACGTATGTTAAATCAAAAACTTCATATTGTTCAAAAAATAATTTTAAATCAACATTTGTTAAAACTAAACACACAATTTCATTTTGCGAATTTTCAAGATATTCATTTGCACGAAAAAAAGATTTGTTGTTTTTTATTTGAATAGTAGGAATTTTATTTTTCTTTAATTTAAAACTACATGTAATCATTTGAATATAAAGGTCATAAACTTTGTCTTGTTTATATTCACCCTCAAAAAATAATGGTTCACCAAAGGGAAGTTTCTTTTCATACATAACAGAAGGGTATAAACTATTTACGTCAAGAACTGTTCCACTTCCAACGTCTTTTTCTTTGTATATTGGATTTAAATAGGTAAACCCGCCTTTGTATGATTTTCGCAAATCTTTATCAACTTCATAATCAAGTGGCGGAAAATAATGTAAAAATTTTGACTTTGAAAGTATTTGTTTAAAATCATTTAAGGCATTTGAACCTTGCGTCATTTTCTTCAAATCCTCATCAAATAAAACTTTAAGTGCTTTTGCTACAATTAAAACATCATTTTTGATATATTCTTTTTCTTCAAGTGTTAGTTCATGTCCTTTTGGACGTTCCTTTTTATAATCAATTTTTAATTTTGAAATTGGTAAATTAAAACTTTTTGCAATTGCGTCTACTGAAAAAGGAATTATTTTCAAGCTATCAAAAAATGTTACTTTGTGAACTTTTTTATTTTTCTTTTCAAAATAAAGTGTAATAGTATAAAATTGACCGCATATCACTTATCAATGTAGTAAAAGTATTGTTTTCAATATCTTCATTTTTTGTTACATGCTTAAAACCATGCGTAAGCGCCCAATAAATAATGAATTCACCGTCAAATTTTAAATTATGAAAATAGAAAGAAGCGTTTTTTTCGTTTTTACAAAATTCAATAAAATCATCAATATTATTTCCAATTTGTAAATTTTCTTCATTGCCTATTTCACAAACCGCCCAAGCCCAAACCCATGTTTCGTCTTTTTTCCAAACTGCGGTTTCAAAATCTGCTGTAAACTTTTTCACATATTATTTACACCCCTTTCATTTTATATTTATAATGATACACTATCATTATCAATTTCAATTCCAAAATCTTGAACAAAACTATTAAAAGCTTCTTGCGTGTAAGTTTCGTCACTTTGATAAGTTAAATCACCGTGCCAATTCATTTTGTGAAACAAAATCAAAAAATGCGACAGGATTTTTAATTGATTGTAATTTGTTCATTAGTTTTTCATAATTATCAAAATGTGAATATTTTTGCATTTCTTTTAGATAATTTTCACGAAATATTGTTGCTTTTTTCATTACATAATCACTACGACCCATTGACATGATACGTTGTCTTAAATTATTAAATTCATAACCTTTTTTAGTTTCAATTTGTTTTAAATTTTTAATTTGTGCTTCAATTTCTCTTGCACGAATTGAACCCATTTGAACTCTTGAATAACCGCTTTCAAGTGGTTTTTCCAAATTTTTAAGTTCTGCACGCAATCTTGTTTGTGCAATTCTGCTTTGAATTCCAAGTTCCCTGCGTTCCCATTTTGTGATACTTTCACCTGCTTGCGTTGTATATAAATCCTCTGCACCTTGTCTTTGAAATCTACGCAATGAATTTACAAGACGATTAAGTTCCTTTCTTGTTGTAATATTTTCTTTTGCTTCTTTATAATTTATTTCGTCAGGTAAATACAATTTATTTTCTTCTGCTTGTAATTCTCGAATTTTTTTATTGAAATTGCTTACTGCTCGTCCAAGTGATATATAATCCCCTCGCTTCCAATTTATTCTTGCGTCTGCCACTTTTTATCACCTCTTTAATACATTAAAATTTTTGCTAAAATTCCGCATGAAGGTGTAATTTCTTTTTTGTTTTCTTCATCATAAATTCTAAATCCTCGTTTTTCAATTTTCTTGTATAATGAAATCATAAATAAAATATCGAAATTAATATTCATATTATATTTTACCTGTAATTTAAATGTTTCACGTTCAAGATAATTTTCAAATTCATCAACGAATTTTTTACGATAAAATTCACTTGAAAAATAAAAAACAAGTCCTTTTATTTTAAAATAGTATTCACTTTCATTTAAATTTAAGCAAATTCCTTTTGCCGTTGTTTTCAATTTTATGTCACCTTCTTTCTATATTATGACAAGAACTTGTGTATTTCTACACAAGTTCAAATCCTAAGGCTTTGTTGCCTTTTTCTGTTTTGTTTTTTACAATTTTTATTTCAAATCCTTCATCTGTTACACCAAACATTTGCAAGTATCTCATCATTTGAATTGTAAAAACCTTTGAACCAGTTGCGTAGCTTTTACCTGCATCATCAATTAAAATACAAGCCATTGTTGTTTCTGTGTCTTTTAGAACTTCTCCTGTTTCTTCATCAATTATTGGTTCTTTCATAGGTTTTTTGTATCTTTTAATTAATACTTCTTTTACTCTTATAAGTTCACCTTCACAATCATTTAATAAATTATCAACGTGACTGTCTAAATTAAATATTTTCTTTTGGTCTGTAATGTTTGTAAACATTTCAGCTTTTGTTGTTGTGCTATTTTGTAATGCTCCAAAATCTTGAACAGTTGCAAGAGCTGTTTCTTCCTTTTCTTCTAAAACTTCATTTTCAATTTCTTCATTTTTCATAATGAACCTTCTTTCTCCTATTTTACGCATAGGTACGGCAATTTATGTTTTTGCTTTTTGGTTTAGCAATAACCTTTATAAAATTATAATTATAAACTTTTTAATTTTCCTTTCTTCTATATAAATCAACAATTTCTGCGTCAATTCTATTTCTTATTTGTGTAATATTTGCTTCTAAAGTTGCCCTTGCGTCATAAAGAATAGGAATGCAAAAAACTTTGTCACTTTCAATTCTTGCATATATTTCATATTGCCTAAAATCTTTGAATTTTACGTCTACTCTAAAATTGTAAATTTGTTCAAGTTTATCTTGAATTTCTTCTTCCATTTATTTATTCTCCTTTCTATTAATATAATCTTTCATAAATTCTTTTTGCTTACCTGTCATTTTAATTTTTGTATAAATAACATTTTCACCAGTTGGTAACATTCCAACACTTATTGTATTACTTTTTTCATATTGTCTTATATAATCTTTAAAAATTGAAATAATTATTTCTTCATCTTCCATATTTACTCACCTTCTTTCATTTTAAAAATTACATAATTAATAAATTCTTCTTTTTCAACTTCCTTTCCCTCAATTGTATAGATAAAAGGGTCAGGAACTATCATTTTACAATAATTTTTATAAAAGCAATCTTTTTGACATTTTTCAAATTCACATTCTTTTATATACTTTTTCGAATATTTACATTTTTCAATTTCAATAAAATTTCCATATTTTACTGCATTTTGTTTTATTAATTTAACATTTTCTTTTAAATTTTTTGTTTTATCATATAAATAATAAAATAAATGTTTTTCTTCTCCATGTTCATATTCATAAAATTCTAAACAATTTTTATTGATTATTGGATTAAATCTACACCAAATTTGAATATTTGCATCCCATAAATAATTGACAATTTTCTTTCGTAAATGTCCCATTTCATTCACCTCCTTATAAATCTAAACTTACACGAATACATTGTTCAATTTGCTTAATCTCTTTATAATTAACATACCCGCATAAAGCAACAATATTTTCTTGTGACAATGTTGTTATTTGTTCGCATATTACTTGCGATTTTTCACCTTTCAAAATAATTTCACAATGTGTTGGTTGATTTACTTTCTTTATTTGTCTTGTAACAGGTACACCAATAAATATATTTGAATATTTGTTTCCTATATCATTTGAAATTACTATGTATGGTCTAAGCTTTTTTTTCTACATCTTTATTAAAATGAAAGTTTTGACACAATACAATGTCACCACGTTTTAAATTATATACCATATTTTTTCACCTCTAATCTATATGTGGAATGTGTTCTTCATTTTCAAGGTACATTCTTAATTCTTTATTCTCAAATTTTAATCTATTAATTTCATTAAGCAAAAATTCAACATAAACACTTTCTGGAAAATAATTTCTTGATAAAATTTTACGAGGTTCTTTTTGTATTTCAGCAAATGTTGTCAATCCTAGATTGAAAATGTGTCTAATTTTCCCTTCACCAATTATATTTAATAAACATATTTCACCACTTCTTTGTTTTTCTTTTACATAATTTTCTAACATTATCATTGTTGCTTCATCTTGTTCTTTTACAATTTGAGCATATAACGTTGAAGTTATTTTTTCAATTTCATTTCCCATATTAATTCTCCTTAATTTATAATTTCATAAAATGCACTTTCATTAAATGTAAAATTGTTAAAATGTGCAAAAAATTCATCTACTATTCTTTGTATTAATTTTCTCATACTAAATCTCTCTGTTATTAAATTAATTTTACTTTCATGTAAAAAATAATTACCTAATTGTATATAAACATAAATTATTCCATAATCTTGTTTTATATTAATTTCAGCATTTTTAAATATTTTTTGTAAATTATATTTTATTCTTTCTTCCATAACTTCTCCTTTCTAAAATTCTATTACACCAAGTTTTATTAGTGTTTCAATAAATAATAATGTAAACATTCCCTCAACTATTATAAAACAAAATATATCTTTTAATAGTATTATAAATTTCTTCATTTGTTTTTTCTCCTTTCTTAATTTTCTTCATTATATATTAATTATTTTTATTTGTCAATACTTTTTTAAAAACTTTTTTAAAAACTTTTTTCAATTTTGTTATATTCATATTATTTGCCTTTTTTCTTGCATTATTCATATTTTATATGATATAATAATATTAGCGAAATTACAAGTTCAATTTGTTTGTAGTTTTTATTGGGTAACCAGCGCGAAGAACGTTCCAATAAAATTTTACCGTGGTAGGTTGCAACAAAACTTTTAATTTTGCAATTTTAAAGGAAGGTGAATGCTTATGCACTTTTATGATTATCATAGAATTTTATCGTATAACTGCCCTGTCAATGTTTTAATTGGTGAACGTGGTTGCGGTAAAAGTTACGGTGCAAAAAAATTTGTAATTGAACAATTTACAAAAAAGCATTCACAATTCCTATATTTACGACGTTATGATAATGAACTTAAAGAAATATTTGAAAAAACAAAAACACAAAAAGATTTCTTTGACGATATAAAAGACGAATTCAAAGAACATAAGCTTGAAGCAAAAAATAGAAAATTTTATTGCGACGGTGAAGTGTTTGGATTTGCTAAACGTATGACAGAAGCTCAAGACTTGAAATCATCAGTTTATCAAAATGTTAAAATTATAATCATAGATGAATACCCAATTGAGAAAAATAAACGTTATTATCTACCAAATGAAGGAATGATTTTAATGCGGTATTTTAGACAGTATTATTCGTAATAGAAATGACGTAAAAATTTTTATTTTAGGTAATGCAGTAGAAGGAATTGAATATTCACCTTTGTTTTCATTCTTTGATTTGTCACTTCCTTTTGGTAATGACATAAAACTTTTTAAAGATAATCTTATTTTGGTTCAATATATGATCAATGAGGATTTTAGAAAAGACCGTGAAAATACTTTGATTGGTAAACTTGCAAAACGGAACACTTTATGAACAATATGCAATGCAAAATAAAATTCTTGATAAAAACAAAACTTTTATTGAAAAGAAAACAGGTTCAAGCAAGTTTAGTTTTGCTCTAATTTATAATGGTGAAACTTACGGTGTTTGGAATGATTATCATGAAGGCAAAATTTTTGTTTCGACAGATTTCGACAAATATAGTCCTTACATTTTTAGTATGACATTAAAAGACCATTCACCAAACACAATGATGTTCAATGCTATGCGTAAATATAATTTTTGGAAATTATTCATTGAAAATTTTAAATTACGGAAATGTATATTTTGAAAATCAAAAAATCAAACATAGTCTTTATGAAATTATAAAATTATATTTTTCTAAATAATGTTTCCCGTGAAACAATGTAACACAATTGTAATATAAATGTAACATAATTGTAATTGACAAACTTTGTTTCATGTGGTAGAATGTTATTAATC